ATAAATTAAATTCAATATTTAAAACATCGTAAAATAAATTGTTGAGTATATCCTTTATCTCTTCTTTACCGGTTGTGATTTTTAATACATCTCCAAATTCGTTTTTTATTGTTGATTCATCAGAGTATATATCTAATGCTGAAGAAATTATTGAATCGCTATCCATTGACTCATACTCTGAAAACAGTTCCATTCTCATTTGGGCAAATGCATTGCTTGGGTTATAAACGCTATTGCTATTTGTTCCAGACGTGTGTAATCTATTATATCTGTCTACTAATGAGTTAGATGCTAAGTTTCCAGACGATTGTAGTCTAGATGGATCTACCACTTTTAATTTATTATCTCCAACCTTTCTAACAACTGTAGATGTTGAAAATGCTTTTTTTAATCTTCCAAAAAATGTTTTATCTGCCATAATTTTCCCCTATAACCTATTTAATTAACCAGGTTAAATCTTCGTCTGAGCCGTTTATCTTTTGGCTCCATTGATTTTTATTTAAACCTGTATTAGTGTATATTCCGCCAGATGATTTTCCAATTCTATTTATTGCTAATTTATCCAGTTCTATACCTTGTTGTTTTAATTTTAATGCAGTGTCTCTAACCCACATACCAATACTAAATGCCATTACTAGGTCATCATTGTATCCTCTTTGGGCTTCTGCTTTACTTCCATTCCACACGAATACTCTGAGCTCTTCTAGTAATCTTTTTGACCTAATTACACACCCTTTTTCTCTTAAATAAATATCAAGTTTAGAGATTAAAAGTGGTCTGGTTTTGCTAGATGTTGTAAATCCTGGTGTCATTTGACTTCTAGATTTTAGATCATAACCTTTTGTTAACTGAGTCGTGGCATCTGTAACTCCATCTTGTTTATATGTATAATATAAGTTTTTATAATCTCTATCAATAGCACTCTGTATTGCTCCAAAACCTACACTTGCATTTTCAATAACTAATAATGCATCGTTATATTCTGTTGCAACACCTACTAGCATGTTTCCAAAGTCTTTAGGGGTCAATTGACCTCTATATTCTGCAACTTGAGTTACTGTTTCAACGTCTAATACGTGAAAAGTAGAGTAATCACTACCATCACCTCTAGCAACATCAGCTACTACCATGTAATTTCTAGTATAGTCACAAGATTCCCAAATCCAATAATTTCCATCAAATCCTCTTTGTTCTTTAGGATTTTGCATTTGAGATTCTTTAAACCATTCGAGTAAGCTTCCATCAACAACACTATTACCTGAACTAATGAAATCACAATCACATTCTTGTGAAGCTAATTTTGGTCCTAATAGTTCATCTTGCTCGTTTCTCCAATCTTGATTTCTTTCTGGATGAACTGACCAGTGAAGTCTTATTGTATTAAAGCTATTTGTACCTTCTTCTGCCTTTACCCACGTTTTGTGAAAGAAATTACCTATACCATTTGGGGTGGATAAAACAATTGCTTTACCTCCTGTTGCTAATGTTTGCTGTGCTGATGCCCATATTTCTTCAACACCTTTAATAAAAGCTGCTTCATCTATGATTAATAATGAAAGTGCTTCAGATCTACCAGCATCTCCTGAACTAGAAACTGCCTTTATCTGAGAGCCGTTTTTAAATCTAAGACTTAATTTATTGTCTTCAACAGTAACCCCCTTTAACCAACTAGGAAGATAGTTGTGCATTTCTCTTACTTTGGTTACTAGGTTTTTTGCAACTTCTTGTTTTGTTGCAATTACAAGAACATTTTTATCTTGTTGAAATAGCATTAGCCAAAGAGAATATCCAGCTGATATTGTAGAAATACCTAATTGTCTAGATTTTAATATTATATTATAGTCGTGGTGTTTAAATTGTTCAAGAGATCTTTCTTGAAACTGATACAAATTAAATGGAATTCTTCCGCGGGTTGGGTGTTGAATCTGACAATATTTTCTCATAAAGTAGACTGGGTCTTGAGCGCACTTTATGTATTCGTCTTTTATTACCTGCTTAAGGCCTTTAGTCTTCTTCATATATATAAATATATTTCTAAGACAATTTTAGTACTTATTTTTTTCTTTTTTCGAATGATCGTCCACCAAAGTAAGCACCGATAACCGTTATTAATACTAATTGTAATAGGTCAGTCCATTTTTCTTCTACTTCAAAATGAATTGTACCAGCATCGATAAATATCATTAACACTGTACATACAACTAAAAATATAAGAACCATTGGCCTTACATTTTTTGATAGCCAAGAGTCTGAATTCATATCTGATTTCCACCTATCAGTTATATTGGCTTCCATCTTAGTTTCATAGTCAGATATTAATTTTTGAATTTTTTGTTCAGCAGCTAGTTTTTCTTCTTTTGACGTATGCAAATTATCTATCACTCCGCCAACGCCTTTTACCAGGTCAGCTGCACCGCCTGAAAATAACTTTGTTAGTATACTCATAACTTTTTCTCCTTATTTAGTATTCAAATGGAGGTGTTCCGTAATCTTTTTGTTGAATACCATACCAAGTGTTTCCAACCTGATAGTACCACCAACCATGTTTGTTGTCTTCTATAATTTTAAACTTACCTTTTGGTAATGGTGAATCTTTTTTAGAAGCTCTTGCGATGTATTTAAGAACAGGAACACCATCGTCAAATGTTTTATCTGTTTTTCTAGCCTTTACAGATTTTCTATTATCTGTGTTTGTTGCCATATGAAGTTTAAATGCTGGGTCATCACTAAGAAAAGACTTAAATACATCTTCGTTTATTCCTTTTTTTGAAACAGATTCATTTTGCATATTATATACTACATCTTCTTCAAAGTCATCGGCAGTAAATTTTCCGTAGTCTTTAAAAAAGCTTTTAGCATTTCTTTTTGCTATTGACTCTAATGATTTAACATAATCTTTAGCGTATCTAGTTGGAACCCCTCCTGACTTTATAGCCTGTTTTAATCCTTTGTCTAATTTTTGCATAATTTCTCCATATGGAGAAGTTGTTTTGCCTTCTTTATTTATAGACCTAGCAGCTTTTACTGCTTTTTTGTGTGCTTTACTTCCTTTTTTAGCTGGCTTTTCGCCTCTTTTTCTTTTGGCATGTATATTTGCCCAAAGGCCTTGACTTTTTTCAGTTAAATCATCTATTGGTTCACTAGTAACCGCTTTATTAAAATCTTTTTCTGCTTGCTCTACTTTCTTGTGAAGGCTTATTAAAGATTTCTTAAAGGTTTCTTTCTTTTTAGGATCCTTTTCAGCAACAAACTTTTTTCTAAGTTCTTGCTGCTTTAATTGTATTGATTGAAGAGCTTCGACAGCCTTTTGAAACCTTTTTGTTATTGAAGCTTCAGATAAAACAGATTCTACTTCCTCGCTTAGTATTTTTTTAAATTGTTTTATATTCATAGTTTAATCCCAGTAAATTATTCTTATTATACTACAATAAATATAGTATTAGTCTTTGTTATTCAACTTTTCTAACTGAGAAGTTATTTGACTCTTTATATTCTCAACGTTTTCGTCTACTATTGTTTTAATTTCATCTTTATTTTGACTTGACCAATCTTCTATTTTTCCTGTTTCAGTAATATAACCTTTTCTATTTGTTTCTGAAATAAAATCTTGAGCAACCTTAGTTAAATCTTCTATCCAATCTTTTGCGTTTTCAGATCTTATTTTATTTGCATATTCTATATAGTTTCCACCAATTTTTAATTTAGTTTCATAACTTATTCTACAATTAGAACACTCACTATACAATTTCCAAAATAGTTTATCCATTTGCCCTTTCATATGTTTTTTCTTACACTTTGGGCAAAATAAAGGCATTAGTGCAGTACTTCTGGCTTTGTCTAGTTTTGTTAGTGTTTGAGTAATTCCATTCTTTATTGTCCAGGTTTTTCCGCTTTCTTCCCAAATGTCTCCTTCAACATGGTCTGTTTCTACTTTTCCATAACCTACTTGTACTTTTGTTTTTGCACCAAACTTTTTTGTTGCTAAATTTCTCATTCTTTGAACTTTATGTTCAGGAATATATTTTTTCATAACCTTTTCTCCTTTAGAAAGTCATCATACCAGCAATTTGATTTACTGGGGCAAATGCTCCTGTTAATTTATATGTGTTTCCTTTATATATAAAAACTAATCCTTCACTTGGAATTATAGTTTTAAATCCTCCAATAGCATTAATTTTTTGTAATTGTTGAGTCATTCTATTTAATTTCTTAAGGTCTCCACCTTTTCTAACATCACTTATTGCTTTTGCTACCTGTTTTCTAACATTTTGAATTGCTTTATCTGGATTAGCTGCTAAGAATCCTTCTACGTTTTTAAGTACTTCAGCTCCTAATTCAAAAAATAATGTTTCAAAAGGAAGCATATTATCTTTTACTTGGTTTGCATGTTTTAACTTATCAAATTCTTTTGCTTTTTTAAGTAAGTCTTCACTAGGTATAGTTTTTTTATCTAATCTAAATGACTTATCAAAAAATGCCCAACGTTTAACCAATCCAATCTTAATTGTATTATCAACACCTTTCATTTTTTTATCAACAAAGTTTTCCCACCAGGCTTGGTGATATTCGGCAAAGGTTGATGTGTCTTTCATGTTAAACTTTTTCATAAGTTTTTTAAGTTTTCCAGTGAAATAAGGTTTTTTTGCTGAATAGTCTTGGTGAGGTTTCATTTTAAGAATCTTAGGTCCAATTATAGAAAAGTTTTTTTGAACGCTTTGATTTATTTGTGTAATCATTCCTGCAAGAATTCTTGCTCCGTCTTGAACTGACCCTATGGCTTTACCATCTTTATATTGTAATACATTATGAAACTGTAGGTATGGTGCATCATACGTAATCACATTAGCAGAGGCAGGAAACATTATTTCCATATTTACCCAGTTATTACCGCCATTAAATATTTTTTCTTGTTGTTTGGCATTAAGACC